GCCCATTCATCATGGTGTGTTTCTAGTAATTCTCTAAAACGTATGTAACGCCCTACATCATCGCTGGTAAATAAACTAGCAGAAGCGGTAATTGTAACTGTGCCAGTCTGCGCTGATGCGTATAAAGTTGTGGTAGTTATATTCTCATCAAGATAAGGGCCATCGACAAAGTCTATATCAGTAAGCGTAAAAGATGTTTCTGTTGTTCTAGTAAGCTTTGCCGGTGGGTGGTCTTTGTGGGCCAAGAACAAAACATCTGCTGATTGCACATGGTTTATCTCGAATATATCTGTGGCACTATATGTTGTGACTACTTCTACAGGACTACCACCGCTTTCTAGTATTACACCGTCTTTGTAAAACCGAATATAGTTTACGCCAAACTCAAGGACGTAAGCCTGTTCATCACTAAACTCAAAGTTGATTAACCGTACTTTGCCACCATTTTTAGATGTACCAGCATAGTAACTGCCGGGCCTTCTTGTTACACCGCCTTGCGGAAACACAAGCATGTTTTGTAAAGTTTGGGCAGCAGCGTTGTATTTCTGTAAATCAATCCTGCCTTCTAGCCTAGGCGATAGCTCACCGGCTTGGAAGTTGGTAACAATGGATGATACTCGCGCCATACTAGAACCTTGAATTTATAAATGTATCTGCAATAATTTTGTCTGGCATACCTTCAGATGCGTCCATTGACCTAGCCTCTGCTAGTCTAGCTTGGTACAACTGGAACATTTGTTGTGCAATACTATTACTACCAGTGATTGAATAAGCTATTTCTGATGCTAGTTTGTGGGCTATGGTGCTAGAAAGTAAGCTGTCGTACTGCTCTGTATCTGTAATTCTGCCGACATAAATAATCTTGCAAGTAGATTCGTCTGTTAAAACTTTCCTGCCTTCTATTTTAAACATATTCTGAGAGTCGTATGCGGCAATGTCGTTGTTTACATTTGCGTTCCAAAAAGATAACACGCGCAAACAATATGGGTTTGTTGGCAATGTATATTGATAGGTGAATCCAAATGCAGGGGCCGCACTATCTTGAGCCAATGCTTTTCTGACAATAGCTGTGTTCCAAGGGTGCGACCTTAAAACTTGGTCACGCACAGTCTCAAATCTTCTATTGCATAACCTAGCTTCTTTTGAATTTTCTGTAAGCGATGTAATTGTAGCAGCGCCCAATAGGTCTATCGCCTCATTACATATATCAACTACTGACGGCATGTTTAATTAACCTCTCGACCCTTACTAATGCGCCCTGACTTACGTTGTTATCACCACCGGGCATAACCCATCCTTTTTCTTTGTGGTACTCAACAATCTCTCTCAAAGCTTCTGTAGGTAATATTACCACATAACCAGTACCTATGACAAATGCCCAGAAGTCTGCTTCTGTTGTAGCAATGCCAGAGGGTTTACCTCTACAAAAAAACTCCACAAACACCTTGCCGGTGCGTGAAGCCCTTAAATCTCTTTTTACTTCCAGTGTTTTTCCTGACAGTAATTCACCTAGCCATTTTTCAGCTAACTGCCCTACTTTTAAATCATATCTAAAATCGTTGTTGTATTCCAACTCATTTCCCCAGACTGGAATTAGAAAGGGGCGGCATAACCGCCCCAATCATATTAGTCTGGAGACTCGTCACAGTCGATTTGTACGACTTTGGCTTCTTCCATACGGACAGCACCGATGCTCATGCAGTAGTAGACTTGAGTTGCGTAGCTCTTATCAGCACGCTCATCAATTCTTGCAGAAACATCTTTGCCTATTCCTAATGTAATTCCGTCTTCTGCCCAAGCAAAGCAGTTACGGATATCATCAGTTTCAGAGCCATCGCTGGTTGTTAGACGATTAGTCATTATGAAGCGGAAGCCCATAAATGTGTCTAACTCACCCTGTACAAGTGCCTTAACAGTATTGAAGTCACTTGATGTTACATTTGTATCGGCAAGCAAAGCCTGAATTTGGCTTGGTCCAACAGCAATATAACGAGGGATTGATGGGTCAACATCACTTGAGTCTAATGTAAACTTAGCTTCGCGTAACTTTGCTAAAGTTAAGTTAGTGTTACCATTAGCGATAGTGTTGGTGATTGCTTGTGTGCCAGAACCAGTTTCACCAGTTGCAGCAGTTCCAAGAGCAGCAGCAATGACTACATCATCCATCGCACGTCCCATACCAGCAGCAGCCGCTTGAGCGTAAGAAGATGTTGGGTCAATCAACATACGAACTTTATCTTGGTCATCAATCAAATCGGCATACTCATAGTCAGCCAGAGTTAGTCTGCGTCTGCTATGTGGTGTGTCGGTTTGCGGTGTGTTACCGTGCCGTGTTGTTCTCACAGCAGCAGTAGCTGAACCTATTTGGTCTATGAAAGCATTTTTGCCAACAACATTCTCAATACGCACCGCTTCACGAAGACGGGAACCCATCTGTTGTGAAAGCATCTGCACGTTAGCAGAATACTGTTGTACAAATGCTGTAGTTACTTGTGTAGACATTTTATTTCTCCTTTGTCACACGATTGCATTTATACACTTTGCGATGCGCTACCCTTGCGGACACTTCTAGGCTTTTTAGCTGCCATAGAGCTATCGTCTATCCGATTGTCTTTAGGACGGCAAGAACATGCCTTGCCGCTACCCTGCATGACCAGTTCCCAATAACTGTGGAAAAGCTGGTCTGGCTTTAAAACATCACGTTGAGTACCAAACTCAAGCGCAACCCTTAAAACCTCAACTCTTAATTGGCGATAATCTAATTCATCCATAAATCATGCCATATAATTCTGATACTCTTTCAATCGCTCTATTTCTGCCGATGATGTTTTTCCTGTCTGTATATTCAGGAGAAGCCATAATAGCGTCTATTTCTGCTTGCGCCTCTTTTGGTGTCATTGCTCTACTAGAGGTTGCATTTGAAATTGTATCTTCGCTTGTCACACTTTGCCTGAAATCCGCAATATTTGCAAATGCTTTAATAAACTCAGGGTGATTTCCGAGCTTAGTTCCATCTGCCAACTGCCATTCTAGCATCTCTGGACTACCGAATTGGTTTATTACCTGACCAGCCCCAGCAATCTTCTGGTCATAAGCTTGGCCCCATTCTTTTTTTAGATTGTTTTCAACCTCTTCGCGCTGAAACTCCATCTGTTGCCCGGCTTGTTCTTGCGAAGAATCCGCTAAACCCTTGTAGTAATCTAAGATACCGCTTGCTTGTTGCGGTGTAAGATTGAGTTTATGGGCAACGTCTTTATAAGATGTAGCTAGTTCTTCTGTAATTACGTTTCCATCAACAGCAACTTCATAAGCATCTGCACTCTCTGGTTTCCCCAAATAGTTGTAAATCGCTGATAGCTGTTCTTCTGACGGATTCTTAGGCGCTGGTAGTTTGTCTGCGCCTATGAGTTGTTGGGCGTTGATATATGACTTAGCCAGATTGCCAACATCTTTAATTGGTGAAAGGCTTGGGTGTTCGCGTAAGTCTTCTGGAATCATATTTAAAAAATCGTTACCAGAACCGCCTTGCGCTACTTCTGCTGGGGTTTCCAACAGTGTGCCTTGTGGCTGGTCTACCTGTTCGACTACTTGTTCTGACATTATGTCTCCTTAATAATCATTTGATGTATGTGTAATATTGCGGCACGTTTGCCCTCTTCAAATGTAGTGGCATTAGCATCGCCAGCTACATAACTTGACCAGTGGTAGTTACACCGCTTCTCAAGGTCTTGTAACACCTTTACTCCAGCTTCTGTGCCAAAAGTATCAGTGTACATTTGTTTAAGTTTTTCCTGTTCTTTAATAGGGTCAACCATTATTTTTGAACCATCCTAACTGCTTGCGCTGCTTGAGCTGTGTCTGCTACATCCTGTGATACAGCCTCTCGCTCTGCCATAGCTTGTTGTTGCGCTTCACGTTGTTGCCTTACTTGGTTTACTTCGCGTTGTGACTTCAAAGTAGTCTTAGGAACGCCAAGGGCCTCAGTAATGTGTCGCACTAAACCATCTGGGTCTATGTGGTCTCCAACCGGCAAAGCTTGTGACAATGGCATCAATACTTCTAGTGCCTTTAATGTATTGTTAAGACTGCTAGACTTTTGCGCTCTTGCTAATGGTGATACATACTCTATATCCACATCCCGCCCTTGTAATATTTCAGGAGCCGGTGCTAATAAATTATCTCTAACCATCAATGCAAACACCCTGTCTATAAGTGGACGCAACATCTCATTCATCAACCTACCCAGCACAGGGCCAATCACCCTCATGCGCTCTTCTTGCCTTTGAATAACCTCTGTTGCGGTCATGTTTGGTGAGCCACCAACAAGCAGTTGGTCTACATAAAACGCAGAACGAATGGCCTGTCTGCGCTGGTCTTCCATAGAAAGGCCAATAGGAATGTTAGCACCAGTGTTTAGCGGTGTAATTGTATCCCTAGAGCCAGCTCTATAGAAGTTTAGACCGCCTGGTTGTGTTCTAATAGGCAGTAAGAAACCGTCATCCGGCACTAATAATGGTGGGTCGATTTGTTTTTGCGCTGCCTGTATGATTGTTTTAGACATTAAGTTAAGCATTTTAACGTCTGGTAGTGCAACCATTGCAGGGGAACGGCCCATAA